GGGATCACCTGGTCAGCAAAACCCATGGCAAGGCATTCAGCGCCATCCAGCCAGGTTTCGTCTTCCAGCATTGCGGCAATCTCATCAGAGGTTTTTCCGGTTTTTGCTGCATAGGCGGGGATTAAGACCGATTCAACTTTATCCAGCAAATCAGCGTAGTCGCGCATGTCGTTGGCATCGCCGCCGGCAAAGCCCCATGGCTTATGGATCATCATCATGGTGTTTTCCGGCATGATGACCGGATTACCCACCATTGCGATGACAGAAGCCATGGAGGCAGCCAGGCCATCTATGTGAACGGTGATTGCGGCACCGTGATGTTTCAGGGCATTAAAAATGGCGATGCCATCAAAGACATCGCCACCAGGCGAGTTAATGTGAAGATTAATATGGCTGACATCACCCAGCGCTTTAAGGTCGTTAACAAACTGTTTGGCCGTCACTCCCCAATAACCAATTTCGTCATAGATATAGATATCCGCTTCGTTGTTGGCGCTCGCCTTCATACGGAACCACGTATTACTTTTTACGCTTGCTTTCGGACGTTGAAGCGTCCAGTTCTTTGGCATCGGCACTGGTGCCTCCTCTGTCATTGGCAGGATCAGTATCAAATATCAGCCCCTGCTCACGGTTTTCATCGATTTCGGCCTTCCGGCGTGCTTTCACATCATCGGGATGACGCCCGCTGGCACGAACCCAGTCTGATTCCGTCGCAGCGCCACCGCGTATTTGAGCCTTCCAGGCATTAGCCTCCTTGACGGGATCAATCCATGGCATGACCGGGCCGGAATACACAGCGGTGTATAAGGACTCAATATCCAGCCCGCGTGGTAACGTGATTTGGCCGCTGGCGACAGCCATCTTCAGCCAGGCGCGATACATCGGACGTGTCACGGCGCCAATAAACCAGTCCTGGAGAATGAGATATCCGTCTGTCGATTCCACCAGCTCCTGCCGCTGAGCACTGTAAGTGCCGTTATAGTTTCTGGCGGTACTGGAAAAACTCAGACGGCTGCCCGCGGACACAGCTCGCAGCTGGCCGTTGCGGAAGGTTTCAAGATTGGGATTCGGGCGATCGGATTTGACCATGCCGATATCCTCGCCGGGCAGCAGGTCGTCGTAGATAATGCCGGGCTGAATATTCAGCTCACGATCATCATCCTTACCGGCGTTTTCATCCCAGCTTTGCCCATCCCCTTTTTTGATATACATCCCAAGGGCGGCGGCGATGCGTGCTGCAGTCAGTTCAGCATCTTCGTATTCTTTCAGAGCACTGAGTCGCATAAGAACGCCGGACAAAAGCGACGTTCCGCGCGTCTGATGCAGCCGGCGGACAAACTTCAGGTGGAGCATGTTTTCCGCATCAACCCGTTTCGTTTCCAGTTGCCTGCCAGAGACCGGCAGGCTTTTATAAACCAGATAGCCCTTTGGCCTGCCCCAGTTATCGGTATATACCCCCTGATTTAGCTTGTCTGACTCGTTGCTGGTCTGGGGAACAAAATCAGCCTCAAGCGCTTCCAGCCAGAACGGCACCCCGGCGGTAGGCGTCAGGCCATTGCCTGTGCCGCTGACGATCTGTGCAAAAACCTCCCCGTCGCGCAACCAGCTGCGTAACATCAGGCGCTCCAGCATGGGGCGGGTAAACTGATGGGTCACTTCCGGTCGAATAGACCATTCCCCCCATTTCTGCCGGATATCCGCCGCCAGCTTTTTAGCGATCTTGCCATTCTTGAGCTTCGGATGCGGCTCCACGATAATCCCGCTTTTACCTACCACCCGCTCTTCAAGCTTATCGAAAATGCCAATCACTAAATCGTGGTTATTATCAAGCCACCTCGCCTGCTCACGGAGAGAGACGGCCCCCATCTTGCTGAGCTGGTCAGCGGAACGATTCTCTCTTCGGGCTTTGTGGGTGCGGGTGGGCTTAACGGCTTCATATGCCTGTATCATGGCGCGGGATCTTAGCCTCGCAGCCTTCCAGCCGGGAGAAATGACACCTATCGCATCATCAAGTAAAGACATTAAAACCTCGCCAGTTTGTAGCCAGGCCGCCCCCGGCGCTGATTATTCAGGGAAGTAAGACGCCGCTCCCACTCCTGCCGCCCTTTACGGATTTCGGACAGGTTTTCCATGGTCATTTCCTGACCGTTAAATTTGATGGATTTGCCATCCAGTACCGCCATCTCCGCTTCGGCATAGCGCTGGATCATGGCCTCAATATCACTTTTATTCATAACCAGCCTCCTGAGGTGGCCCATGGGTTAGCATCATCAGTTACGGTTTTTTTGCGTTTGCGCTTTTTGGTCTGGACCGGCGCTGGCGCCGGGGGTGCTTCTTCGCCAGTTTCCGGCGGCACGTTCTCCATCCACGTTTCCCGCCGCGCCCAGTCAGGCGCATCAGGCCATTTAATTTTTTCGTATCCGCGAAGGATAACCAGCGCATCAGCGTAAACCAGCAGGTCAAAAGCTTCGTTGGCGCCGCGACCCGGCTTGCTCCATTTGCCATCAGAATCACGCTCCTCGTAAGTCAGTTCGTCGTAAAACCAGCTCCCCAGCCACTTCGGGAAATGGATGTAATTCGGCCCCGGTGTTTCGCGCCACAAGGCATTGTTTACCCGGTCTTTGAGGTCATTGGTTTGCAGCAGATATAGCGGGACATCCCCAGCGGCTTTCGCCCGGCGCGCCGAACGGCCGGTGTTATCTGGCAGGGATTGGGTGATCAGCTTTTCGCGTCGATGACCGTCACCTTTAAACAGGTAAACATTCCGGCCAATTCCCTCCCGACGGCATTTACGCCAGAATCGGTAGGCATTATCGGTGACACCATCCTCACCGCCGGAATCGACTGCCATTGCCATCAGGCGCATACACCGGCGGGGATCGGATGCCATTCGCCACGTCTTGTAAAAGACATCGGTCAGCAGCAGATCCCAGTCCTCCGGGTAACTGGCTGGATCGATGGGCAGGCTTTCGCCGTTAGCGTCGCACCGGAGTGACTGGCGGATGTTATAACGGTCCACCAGCCACCGTTCGCCCATGCTTCCGTAGCCAGTGACCTGAACGACAAAGCGGCGATTACGTCCCCCCTGAACGTCAACCGTTGCCACCAGGAAACAAACACCATCAGGCACAAAACGTTTCGGGACATCCTCGGCCCGCTGTTCGAGCAGTTCGCTTTTACGCTGTTCGGTACTCGCCCGCGGCAGATAAGGGCGACCAAAGTCAGTGTTAACGACCGTTTTTAGTGTTTCTTCGCTATGGGTTTTTTCGTATTCCTGTTCAGCCGCCAGATATTTATAAATTAGCTGTGACCAGGTCTGGTAAGCAGCTGCTGGCCCTTCCATCCAGAAAGAAGCAATGCGTGACCGCCGCCCCTCCCCTGTAATGTTTCCATCCCGATCAATTGACTGCCCGTCACGTAGCCAGACGCTTTTCATGTTCAGCTCGCGCTTCATCGCAGGAAGCACTTTTCCTTTGCAGGCCGGGCATTGCAGATAGGCCGCTTCGCTGGCTGTGACCAGGTCCGTCGTGTCACGGTAGCCAGTCATGTTGGCAACTTCAGGCTGAAAATATTCCCCACAATGCGGGCAAGGCCAGTAAAGCCGCCGGCGGTCCCCGCGGTTATACAGTGACAACACGCCCGTTGTAGGCGGTGCTTCATGGGGTGAACTCTGCCGCCATTTCGTATCGAGAATGTCGCGGCCAGGTGAGCTTTCGACCAGGGTCATCCCCGATGACATAAATGTGGTGGTACGTTTGGAGGCAAGCGAGAATCCGTCCCCCTCCCCGTCGATGTCCTCCGGGAAGCGGTCGTAGTCGGTGAGAGCAACAAATTTATAGTCCGACGAGGACATAATATTGACTGAAGGCCAGCCTAGCTTCAGATAGTTACCTGCACGGAATGTGCGATCGTGAACGTTGTTATCGTTACGGCGAGGGCTCAGTCTTGATTTAACCTGCGGGCTGCAACGGAATGTGCGATCAAGACGCTTTTTTGAATGTTCGCGCGCTTTCTCTTCGGAGACCTGGATTACCAGCATATCAGCCGGGTCACAAACGATGCTGTATACAATCCAGCCATCAATCAGGCCAATAGTCTTACCCGTTCGTGCCGGGCCGACAAACACCACAGCATCATACTCGCGTGACGCCAGGCAATTCATTGGCTCGATAACATAAGGGGCCAGATTAGGATCCCACGGGACCGAGTTACCGGCGCCCATTGGCACACGCATATACTCGGCCACCGCGTCGGCAACCAGCATGCGGCGTGGCGCGCGTAAAATTCCGGAGACATCCCGACGGATCCCCCTGGCGGATGCCCGCTTTGCCATCAGTCCTCCTCTGGCTCATCCTCCTCTGCTTCGGCTTCCATGACCTTCTGGGCCATCTGGTCGCGCAAATCGTCAATCACACTTTGAACACGGGAAACCGCTGCAGGTGGAAGCGCACAATCGCGCTCGAGTACATCAGGGAGGGTTTCCAGCACCATCACTACAGCTTTTGCCATTACTGAAAACTCCCTGGCAACTTCATCTGCCGGGATCAGTTGCCCCGTATCCTGCTCAAACTTGATCCGCTCGTTCTCTGCTTTCCAGTGCGCCAGCCTGTCAGCCGGCGGCATGTCCTCAAGATTTGTTGAAACCGTGGGGATCATTAACTCAGCCAGAACGTCGGTAACTAAATACAGTTTTAGTTTGCTGTTGCTGCCTGGCGCCGGCTCAACATTTTTCAGCCTGGCGGCCACTGTCTGACGGTGGACATTGGTTATGCCCGCCAGCTGATTGATATTCAGCTTCAGAGAAGCGATTTCCTGATCCATGATGGTGAACACTTTTTAACCGTTTCGACATCATTGCAAAACAGGCATCAATAAAATCAACAACCTGTGCAAATGATGATGATGACCATGGATCCAGAAAACCAGCCGATTCCCGCGAGCGCGCCGCCCCGTGGAAGGCCACCCCGCCGGGAGGACCCATTAGATAATGATTATCGTTTGTAATTGCTGGGCAATTATCGAGGCCGCTCATTGAACGACCTCTGTGAATGCTCATCTTTCGGGCGTACTGCCATCGGCCTGCAGTACACTTTCTGGTAGCCGTTCAGCTAATGGCTGATTCTCGAAAACCTTCATCCCAAACTGACCGATCCAGGTGCTAACTGAGTTGATGTTCCCTGCGATGAAGTCGGTTACCTCGGCGATCAATCCTTTAACGACGACATCCGTGCTCTGACGCCAGTAATTCTCAATCGCGACCAGCAACGGATCGGAACCATTACTGACAGATTGTTCACCTACGCTATACGTTTTTTTCTTCGCGCTATCGGTTATACATCGCAGCTGGCTGGTCTGGACGGCTCCAACCTCTGCTGCAATTACCTGCATCGTCAACGTAGCCACTTTGTTCCCGTCTGCATCAGCGCTGGATGCATAGAACATGGAGAGCGTCAGATCCGTGCGTTTATACATCATTGCTTACCTCCCCTACGATGGCGGGAACGACGACCGCCGGGAAACGGAGATTGTTGATCCTGTACCAGCTCACCCACTAAAGGTTCCTGAGCCGACTCAGCAGCCGGTGCCGGTGCAATATCATGCGCAATCGTCAGTTTCAGCAGTGGGCTGCCGCCCTGGACATGCTCAAAATGGATGCCATGCACGGCTTCATTCATTCGTGACTGACCATCCGTCTCCAGAACGGTCAAAACGCCATCAACGTATTCAATTTTGAAACTCTTCATCGGGTTCTCTCTGTTGCTGTTTTCTTGCTGTGGCAGGTCCAGCACAATGACTCCAGATTAAAGTCATCATCGGTACCGCCATGAGCTTTAGGAATGATGTGGTCGACACTTGAGGCTTTCGTGGCAATACCGTCTCGCCTGCAGTTCTGACAAAGGTATTTATCCCTCTTCATGATAAGGGCCCGTTTAATTTCCCACGGTCGACCATAACCACGTTCCTGCCGAGTTTTTCCGGGCTGGTAGTTACGCCAGCCATCACCAGCGTGTTGCTGCCGATGCATCTCACAGTATCCTCCGACATCATTGGTCACAGTCGCGCATCCTCTGTGCCGGCAAGGTCGTTTAGCTCGTGGCGGCATAAGCATCCTCGAGCATGAGTTGAGGGAGAGTTAAAGCGGTACTGTCGATGGGAAACTCTGAAAAGGGCAGCGATGAGCATGACAATCCGTCACACTCAATCGCCACCAGCTTCTCGTCTACGTATGCAATTTTTAAGTTCTTCATCGCGTTACCTTTTGCGAATAAAAAAGCCCCGCAGATGCGAGGCCATTCAGTTGATATCCCCACAAAGGGATAAACATCATCTTATCCCTTACTGGGGATAGACGTTCTTACTGATTCGTAAATCCGCTCACAGGTCATTCCCGCTGTGTAGCGTTCGTCAGCGATTGCAGCATACCGCCGAGCTTCTTCTGCAAGGTTTCCAAGCATGTCGGCGAGCACTCCGGCGGTGGCGCCGGTTGTTTTGCTTCTGACGGTAGCGGCAAGACTTGCGGTGTGGCTTGCGGCGTCCAGGCGGGTGGCAAGTTTTTTTGCCTGCTGCCGCAGCTGGCTAACAGTATCAGAGAGATTAGCGGCAGCAGTACGCGCTGCAGCTGTTTGCGCTTGAGCATTTTTTACGGCCTCATCGCGGGCGATAAGACGCCCCTGTTCAATCATCCGGGCGGCGGTTTGCGCGTTAACTTCCTGGGACGATTCGGCGCTATCACGTTCTGCCCACCGCTTTTCCCATGCCCGATCGCTCCAGGCTAAACCAGCAATAAAGGCACCAGCAATAATCATTACGGCGATAGCTGGCTTTAAGTAGGCTGCACTCACTGGTCAATCCCCCAGCAAGTCAGCGCACTTTCCTGATCACGGCGTGTTACCTGCCCATAGCAGTTATTGGAGCGCACCCGGCAATCCTTCCCTCCGTCTTTTATCCACCAGCGAATCGCTTCACATGCGCCTTTACGATCACCGGCGTTAATCCGCTGATAGAACGTAGACGGGAAGCATTTTCCGGGCCCGATGTTGTATGGACAGAACGAGGCAATGCCTACTTTTTGTGGCGGGGTCAAAGGGACATGGATATTCCGATCCACCCATGCCAGCGCTTTGTCGCGCTCTATCGCGTTTACCTGATCGCATTTGGCCTTGGTCAGTTTCATACCCTGAGTGACGGGTTTACCATCTATACGCGTGGCCCCGCGGCAAATTGTCCAGATCCCCTGACTGCCATCGCGATACGCTGTAAGGCTGTTTCCTTCTTTCTCATCAAGGAACTGATCCATCAATGTTGGAGCTGATGCACCAGCAGCCATGAGGGCCAGCATTGCGGCACTAAGTTTCGCTCTGTTTCCCATCACCACTCCGTGCCGCTTTGCGCCGGTCATCTTTAATTTTGAAATACACATTCGTCAGGTATGTCAGCAAGCCAAATACCAGACTTCCCAGAACACCGATAGCGGCCCACTGGGATGGGGATACTTTGTCGAGCAATTGCAACATCCAGAACCCCGCG